ATGTTCTGGCGGTCAACGATGATTGAAACATCGCCACCGGGAGTTGGAGGCTCACCAATATCAGCGCGTGCTCGGTTGACACTCCACGTACCGTTACGAATACGCATGTCGCGAATCTGTTCGAGCACGTAGTCATCTCGCCAGTCAACGGTACCGAAGTAGAGTGCCCAGTCTTCAATGCCGTACGCTTGGTAGAGAAGCTTGAACGTAAACTTTTCGAGCACTAGCTCTTGAACGGGTCCAATGACGTTGATACGGAAGTTCCTATCATCGGAAAGTCCTACGCCGCCGCCGAGTCCACCGGACTTGGCTACGCCAACCTTGGAGCCAGGGACCCCCAGAGAGGAGAGAATCTCATCCCTGGAGTCGGACTGGTTGGTGCGCCATACACTAATATTATTAGTGCCGAGTTCTCGAACGACTGCCCCGCCCTTGGTCTCAAAAAGAGTACCAATATTAGAGAGGCCAATGTTCTTTGTGCGGTACTGGTCTTGGAATCGCTGACGTTCTACGTCAGGAAGTGCCATAGGCCAGTCAACGTGAGCCTTGAGAGGGTCACCCTTCATGAAGGTCATGCGGAGAAGTGATGCGCCAAAGATCCACGTAGTTACAGGAAGCAACACTTTCTCTATGGGAGAAAGCCCATGGATTGTATTGCCGGGAGCGTCGAATCGTACATGGATGACTTGGTTGAGCCCAAAGTCCGCCGTTTGATTGCGCTTCGTTTGCTGGTGGAAACCAGTGGGATCCCCATGGGGATCGGTCGTGATGGTTATTGTAGATGGATCCAGTGGATACAGAGCTAAGGGAGATCCCTTGAGGTACACCACTTCGGTGAATGAATCACCGTAGATGTACATGTCAGTGATCACACCACGCATCAACTGACGACAGTCCATGCTTGGGTTAACGAATCGAAGCAACTTAGTTACAGCAACTACACCAGCGTGAGGAGACTGCTTGATACTTACCGGCGAGTTGATGTCGCGAATTGGCTTTGGAGTGAGTCCGCCAGCCGTTGCTGTTTTAGCGATGATGTCAATGCCCACAGAGAGTGGGTAGCAGTTGACATAGAGACCGAGCAGTTGGTCCATACGGGCCGCTCGGTTCGAGTAATCCCCGCTCCATGCGTCTCCTGGCTGAGCCGCTGTTGCACCCCCGATGGGAACACCTTCGGCATAACCGGAGCGTTGTGGTGCCTTGGGCTTACGCCCTTCTAGGACTAGTCCAAACTGAGAATCATGGCGTTCCTGAATATCGTCTAACTTAGAGAGAAAAGATGGCACTACCATCCTCCTCGGCTAGATGGATCATTTAGGTCAGCGGGGAAAAAGAATCCCTCAGCGCTCATGCCAATCTTTGTTGGCTGAGAATAATCAACAGCAGGACGCGATTGCATCCGATCAAAGATCTGCTTAGCAGTAGGGGGAGAGTAATCATCATAGAGAACCGGACTGGCATAGTTGCCTGCGTACATATTGACATAACGCCAAGCGTCAGCCATGTGGTCTTCTACGTTACGAGTTTTTGCATCATCGGGACGAACATCGTCGCGAGGAAGTGCTGGAATCGTCTCAATGAAATTAGGGCATGCCGACTCGAAAACATGGAACATCGGGCAAGTATTCTCGTGCCAAAGTCCCAGGTCTTTCTTGTGTTGGTGGTACTCACAGATCGGGCCTTCGTTGAGGCGCTGATGACACAGTGACCAACCAGTCACGCGGTCATTGTTCGCCTTAAGCAGACCAACACCTTCCAGACCGTAGATATCGGCAATGGAGTACGGAGTTCCGCGTTGTCCCCACATTGAAGGGTCGGCAACGTGAACTACAGAGCCTTCTTTCGCCTCGACTTCGGCGGCAAGAATGAGTTGTGCCTGTTGAGGAGCCATGACACCAGAGATGCAATACTCTCGGTATCCCCACATGCGGTTGTTGTTGTCGAGGGCAATCCACAGAACCGCCCATGCGTCGTGGATCCCGTAGTCAACTCCAGCATAACGCTGCCATTCCATAGGAATGTTGAACGTATCTTCTTTTGGAATTACGTGGCGAGTACGACTCCACTGAGTGAAGAACTGACTTTCGGAAACATCCCAGTCTCCCTCAAGCATTGCAGCTCGACGGGCAGGATCTGGAATAGCCATAAGAGTGGCTTTGTAACCAATGTCAACGTACGGGTTGTCATCAATTCTTGACCAGATGAACGAGTACTGGTGAGTTACTACGTAATCACCTTCGCCAACAGTCTCTTCATGTATTACACGCCCATAGTCAGTGGGCTTAATGTAAGTGTCTTTGTAATACTGAGCGCCTATGCCGCCAGGGTTTGAGCCTGCACGACTTCCGAATACCGGAATGGTTGGTGTTCTGGAACGAAGACGCTCTTCAAGTCGTTGAATAACCCTTGGATCTGTGAGAGCTGACTCGTCAAAATACCAGAGGTTGTACTCACCACCCTGAATCTTTGATGCGTCAGCGATGGTCTCAGCAAACTTGAACAAGATGACTGAACCATTTGGAAAAGTCAAAGCTTTGGCGGTTTTGTTCCAACGTGCTCCAAGCTTTCGAGCATAATCCCAGTTTGCTAATTCACGAATCAACGACTCGTCTAGCTCTGGATACGACTTACGGTGCATCCCAATTCGAATCTTTGGATAGTTCATAGCGAACCAGATTGCGTCTTGGATCATGGCGGCTGTATTGTGCGTAGGAATGAAGTTCTCGGTGCAGAGATAGAGGTGATCGGGAGAGTTGACTTCGATGCACTTCATATCTTCTTTGCCAACATATTCGGCAGAAACGATGTAGCGAAAATCGCCGCGTCGAGTGTTCTTTTCGATCTGAAGACGCTCAGCTTTGCGGGCAAGACGGAAAACTGGAAACTTGGGACGAAACTTGATTCGCCATGCTGGTCCGCAGTCTTTTCCGTTCAGTTTGGTGCGAAATTCACGAACATTGACCTTGTGACCAAGGGAGCGGAGAATTTGTGCCAACCCACGTACAATCTGCTCATTGGTGTTTACGAATTCGGCAGAGCCGTTGGTCAGAATATTACCATCAGTGTCCATAAGACCCTGCACAAGTGCGAGACGCTGCTCGACCGATGACCATAGGTATTCTTCGGGAATATGCTTATTGCCGAGTAGACCAGAAGATTTCAGCGCCCCATAAAGTCCTTCAAATCGGACAATCTGGCATCCACTTTTTTCACCACGGCGTACAATTTCGGGAAATGAGAGGGATATGTTGTCAAAAACACCATCGTCTATTCCACACACCGTGCCAGCACTGGAGATGCCATCTCCTAGCCATGCACCCAAGGTGTAGGGATCAATGGAAAGATTCTTTGGGGCCAACTGGACTGGAGCACACACTGGAACAGCGTGATTTCCACGACCGCTCTCAGTTTTTAGGGTAGCCATTATTTCGGCAGTAGTGCGAACCGTCCCGGTGGGAACGTCCTTGTAGGAATATTCTCTCTCTGCATTGCGCTTGCTCAAAGATTCAGAGAACTTTTGGCTCTTGTTACCAGAAATCCCCTTGTCCTTACGTCGAGCCTGTCGGCGTGCTCGCCATTCGGGATCTAGACGAGTGAGTTGCCCTAGTTCTTTGTTGTCATAAGTGAGCCAAAGGTGCTCGTCATTGACAGTAGCAGTTGAACCATCATCAAAGGTAAGCATGTAGGCATCGTGGTGATGGACAGGCGACTCATATAGAACCGTGTACGCATTTCCATCACGTCCAAAAACTTGGTCACCAACATGAATATCCTTCATGGGAACCCAGCCTTCGGGCGTTGGTATATATTCCCTGGTCAGGATCTCTTTTCCACCAGAGGCAGCTCCACCAAAAAGAATGCGATCTATGCCATTACGAGACTGTTCGTGAAATATCTTCTGTCGTGCAGTTGGTTCGTAGCCCGTCAAGGAGAAGGTATCTACTTCGCCCGGATTTACAGCCGAAGCAAGAAATTCACCTACATTGAGGGCCATTGATTATTTAACCAAGACAGCTACGAAGACGAGGATTGGAGTGAGGAGTACGGAGAATGAGAGAGCATTCCAAAATAGGGTGCGGGCACTCAAATGTCCAATCTTGGTAGCTTCAGTAAGGAGTTCGGTTCGACGCAATTGCAGGGGGAGCGTGAAGTTGTACTCGAAGCTCATTTCCATTGCTTTGGCCTGATCGTTCGGAGTCATAGGTTGCTCCTGCTCTTGAGCAGCCACTGGGGCTGAGGGAGTTGGAGGTACTTGTCCAAACAACTCTGCCATAGAAGGAGGTGTGGGCGCATAAAGCGGCTCATCTTCCATCCATCCAGGTACATTGAGCTCGCGGGCAGCGTATTCATCAGGTGTCATCGACATTAAATACCGAGCCCTGGGATTGCACCTGTGCTATCCATAGCCATACGTATTGCTTCTCGATACACGATTTCTCGTTGATCGTCAGAGGCTTGTGAGAGGTATGCGACTTGCCATTCGTTGAGCCCAACCCAAATCAAGTCATCATCGGAGATCCGCTGAGGCAGAGTTTCTCCAGGCTCATAAACCATTATACTAGGCTCCTACGAAAAGTCCACTCTTTAGATTTTTTAATCATTAGTTCCACGGAGCCTCGACAAGGAGAATCTCGCCAGCGGCATTGCGAGTCTGTTGACAGAACATGACAAAGGTCTGACGCTGAGAACCAGTTGCCTTCCACTCATCGAAGTGTTCATCGCAGAAGCCCGACTTCACTGCGGGGAGAGGACAGTTAGCCTCACAGGGGACAGATGCCCTTTCCTGACGCTTCTTTTCTTCAGCATAGAAAAGATATTTCTGACGCTCGACAATCTTGGTCGAAAGAGACTCCATATCAAAGAGCCAACGCTCTAGCTCTCGGAGATCCTCGCGGAATGGATCACGCACTTTACGACCGGACATTCTCTGTTCGGCAGCACGCTCAGTGGCTGTGAGCTCAGAACTCCCGCCGCGAGAAGAAGCGACGATGCTAGAACCTGTGGAGGACATGGCGTAGGTATCAGGACCCACTTGGTCTCGACGGAATAGCTCTGCTAAGGCTTCGAGGTCAATGTGGCTAACGTTCTCATTGACTTTCTCAACGGACTTTGACGCTCTGGTGAGCCTTTCTTTGGACCGCTGCGATATTGACTTGGCACCTATTTTGATTAAATGGCTCCCTTACTGATTAACTTAACAAGGCTTTCAAGACTAAGCGTGCAATACGCCTGGGAGATATTCTTGCCACGTCTTTTGTGGACTACTATCGGTATTTCGTTCTTACCGCGCCGGTCGGCGGATTTCGTGACCTGATTAAGCCAGCCCGACAAATCCATTTTCACCTGTCGTTTATTCTCGATCACAAGACCTGGGATGCCTGTGATATCGCCATCACCGTAGGCGGCGGATCCCGTTCGGACGGCGGCGGGAAAACCATTCTCGTGTAAATAGTTAACGGTAGCCGTTTCGAACTCAGTACCGACTTGTCTTGCTCGGCTCACTAACAAGCATCCCTATCGCATTCACAGAACGGAGCGTCGTAGCATGGCCCCGTCTTCTCGTTCACTGGGTAGAGGAACGTGATAGAAGCTCCACCTGGATCCGTATCGTCGGGTAAATCATCCCAACTGTATCCGCACACCAGACAATCGTACACAATCCATGATTCTGCCTCGTCATTGATGTAACTGGGGCGAATCTTGCCGACATATTCAGTGCGGGTATCTTTGCCCGGTTCGACTATTTCAGTAACTTCGACTTCGGATGGTAGCTGTCTTGCTCCACATTCGGAACATTCCCACGCTACTTCCGCATTCGGAAATGTGGTTGTCGTTATGGCGTTGGGGAAATAAGTAACTGGGGGCACATTAGGAGGCCACGGAGTGTATTGCCACGGGAACGTAGGGACAAAATCGCCAACATAGTAGTCGCCATATACCATTACATTAACTCCCTCAGAAAGGCGTAAAGTCCGTCCCATAATACGGTTGCGGGCCATCTCGCCGCCGCTGCCAAAATGGTCGGAAGGAAACGAGCGTAGGTGATGGGATTCCCATCGTTGTCCTTCAGGAGTCCTCGCGTGGCCCTGAGTTCGGCACGCTTACGGTTGACTAGAATGGAGACGCGGAAGAATACAATCGCGAAGATCGCGAGGTAAAAGGTCAGAGTGTATTGCCACCAAGTCATTACCCATATGGTAGACCCCCCATTCAACTCTTTAAACAGCAAAAACCCCACATCGCGAAATGTGGGGAAATGGTGGATAGTGCGGGGATCGAGCCCACCTAGGAACGATTTATAAGATCGTCGTCCGCAACCAGCAGAACTTCCTATCCATGGTACGTCAGGAAGATGACGATTCTTCTCTCAAGGCTTATGAAACCTCGGCCCAGACCGCTGGCAGACGTATGGTCGATGTGGGGCGATTCGGACGCCCGACGCGCAGGTTAGAACTCTGCCGCTCTGTCCCCTGAGCTACACACCGATTGTACTTCTTTGCTCCCCACCCAAGACTCGCACTCGGACTAAATCCTTCAGAGGGATCAGTGCTGCTTTACACCAACGGGGAATGCTGTAATACACAAAATGCTGCAATATATTGCTGCTTAAGCTTCTAACTGGCAAAATATTGCTTACTACGCGGAAGACGAAGAACACGATTCCTAAGCCTTGCGGCTCACAATCCTTAGCAGGCTTCCTTTGTTTTTATGCTTCTTACACGCTTCACGACAGAACTTTCGGATGATCCGAGAGATTTTGCTACCTCGTGCTTCCCGTCCTTTTCCACCCACTTTACTAATTCGGCGTCATTGGGCCACCTAATTCTTGGAAGAACAGGGGTCCATGCGTCATTCCTCTTGAGGTGGTTAGATATCGAAATTCCGCTTACACCAAATTTTTTACCAACTTCTTTAAAGTTACTTGTCTTCAGAAGTTCTAAAATTTCTTCAACTGGAGGATATCCAGCAGATGGTCGTGAATTTAGGAGAATCTCAGCTTCATTCGGATTAGCCGTAAAGTGCTCTATGTACTTAATGGCTCTAGTCAGATTTTCAATGTTTTCCCCGAGAAAGCCAATTCCAGAATTACAGTTTCCACACAGAAGTCCTCTATAAACTCCACTAGAATGATCATGGTCTACTACTAGTTTTTTTGGAACCCTTGAACAGATAAGGCACATTCCATCTTGCTCTTTACACAGCTCTAGATACCTGTCCCAGGTTATCCCATATCGAGGAAACCATGCGTTTCTACTTCTGTCCCTCTCTCTTTGGGCATCAACATTATTTTCATAATGGACCCTGGCTTGCTCGTTCTTACACTGCCTGCACTTGGGGTTTCTGCCAAACTTACCCCCAGGATGCAGGGAAAATTCTTCAAGTGTTTTTTCTACATTGCATCCGGTACATATCTTAGTTTCCATACTTATATGTTAGCAGACTTTTAGCAGAAGTCAAGTCTTTAACTTCTCGGCGGATAGAGTGAGGTTCGAACTCACGCGGCTATGACACCCTAGAGAGTTAGCAACTCCCCCCCTTGACCACTTGGGTACCTATCCATCTTCCATGGTTACTTCGCTCAAGGAGATGGATTTGAACCACCGTGAACTGCCCCAAAAACAGTCGTCCTGCCGCTAAACGATCCTTGAATGTTTACTGCGTTACTTCCATATCGTTATTCTTAATTCTGTGAACTCGGCCAATGAAACGCTTCAGGTACTTATCGCGTGGTCTGCACCATTCGCAATCATGCCCGTCAGGACAGATCCCGTATCCCTTGCTTCTCACTGTTCTGCTCATACTTCCTCCACTGTCTTTCCTCGCGCCGTTTTGCGACTCGGCGGGAGATGGTAAAACCGTAAGTGTCAGTTTCAATCTCGTACTGCATCCTTCCAATCATCTTAGCCATTGTTCCCCAGTCGAGACTCGAACTCGAACTCCTAAGAAGCACCTTTTGAGGATGCCGCGCCTACCGATTACGCCACTAGGGAATGTTTGTGCCTAAATTAGCACACTCGGGGAGGAAAGTCAAATGTGTTAATATTGGAACAAGCGGAAAATTGAAGTGTCGATCTCCCACCCTTTCGGATGTCTCTCGCTTCGAACAAGAGTGTCAGGCCGCTGACAAATTTTCCATGCGCGGAGCACATACCTACCGCCGATAATGCCGTTACCAGCACGCAAGTCTTTCCAGGACTGCCGAGAAGCCCGTTCTCGCTTACCTTCCATGTGCTTATATAAGCGGTGTGCTTATGAGGGCACATTCACTTATACTTCGAGGAAGCAGTGGGATTCGGACCCACGGGGGCGATAAAACCCCTCCGGTGTTCAAAGCCGGTACTTTAAGCCAGACTCAGCCATACTCCCATGTACTTCATTTTACCCCGGATAAGGGGCATAATGCAGAGAGGCGTGACTCAGATTCGAACTGAGGACTTTACGGTGTTGCAAGCCGTTGCTTTGGACCAGACTCAGCCATCGCGCCATTGTTACTTCGTCGGCATTGTCGGGGTCGAACCGACACGGGTAATTACTCCCACGGACTCCTCAAGCCCGCGCGTCTGCCAAATTCCGCCAAACGCCGATGGTTACAGTCCGGGGTTTGTGAGACTTCCTATCCCCGGTTCAGGTGCTCATCTCCCTACCGCAGTACCCCCGGTGAGATTCGGACTCACACTGTCTTCGTTCTAAGCGAAGCGTCTCCTGCCGTTGGACTACAGGGGCATGTGAAGTGAAGGGTCGATAAATCCCAACGCGGGCCAGTCAGAACTTTCGGTAATCACACCGCATCACCTTCCGCCCGCTCTTCACTTCGTACTTGTGACAGGAGTCGAACCTGCAACATCATCCTTCTAAGGGACGCACCTCTGGCCAATTGGGTCACACAAGCATGTACCCGCCGAATCGTTGCGTTTCGCGGGGTAAAGAAAACCTGTACGTAGCACCCTCAAGGAGCACCAGAGTACACAAGCAATCGTTGTACACCGATCACAAGTTTAAGCAACAACAGGTCATAACGTACTCCTGGCCAGGTACGGGCTGGCACTGAACGGTATTTAAAGCCGTTTCCTCTGCATTGGGATACAGGAGCATGTGTCGGTGAGTCGGATTCTCACCGACAGTTCCGGGTATCACCCCGGCGTTTTGTGCTGCTCGCCCGATATCAAGCGACAGCTTAGAAACTATCACCTCGTGGAGAAGAAGGGCTACGATCCCTCTGCCTGTTGATTGCAAATCAACTGCTCTACCGATTGAGCTACATCCCCATGTTGCGGTCCACTCTCGGATACCGCAATCTGTCACGACCTCCGCTGTCGTTGCGTAGAGCAGGGATCGGTCCCGGACTTTCATCCAGCGATGTGCTTCTAGTGGAGCTAGGGAATTTTGAAATCCCGGCTTCTACGATGCCATCGTAGCACTCTACCTCTGAGTTACAGCCCCATTGAATCGACAGCCGGTGGCCCTTAACACCTAGAGCAGATTACCCACTCCCTTACCCCTCCCCGCGCGAGAAAAGGCTGACTGTCGTGGTGGTCCCCAGACGGTTCGAACGTCTTCCATGAGGTTTTCAAGCTCATGTGCCTCCAGATACACCAGAGGACCATGTTCCCCCATTCGCGGGGGAGGTGAATTAGACTGCCGATCCTAGGGGACCTGCCGCCATCCTTCGTACATCTCGGGAATTCTGCCATCCCAACCTTGAAGGTGTAAACTTCCTGCTCCGCTTTTGAGCTAGAGATGCATGTGAGGTGCGCCCGACGGTCAATCGTCGGTCCCGATGCTCGCATAACCATTGCGACACAAGGAACCAGCGCACTTCGTGTCACCAGCAGGATTCGGACCTGCACTATTCTGGTTTCGTAGACCAGTGCCATCTCCAATTAGGCGATGGTGACATGTTGGGCAGTTTAAGGAGACTTGCCCGGCTCCATCCATTATATGGGTTCTTACGTTACCCCGGCGATGTGATCGACTCTCACGAGTTACAGGGATCGCTCCGGGGCTTTCGAGTGAGGGCCGGATAACGGAGTCGAACCGACGATGCGCCGACATCTTCTCCAGCCTTCGTAGTGGATGAAGGAATCGGACCTTCGACCCTCTCGTTATCAGCGAGATGCTCTAACCACTGAGCTAAGCCACTATGGTTTGCTACTAATCACTACTAAATTAGTACTTCCCCCGAGCCAAAAATTCGACGCGGGGAACAAACAATCGTTACTACTTAGGGGTGAAGGACGTGAGTTGAACACGCGCCAGAGGGGTCACAATCCTCTGCTCTACCGTTGAGCTACCAACACCATGTGCCG